AACACTCAAAAGTCCATCAGCAGAACTAATTGCGGTTGATCCAGCCTTTGTCAATTGACCTGTACGAGCATCAAGGTCGATGTAGTTCTCACCGTCTTCAAGCGCACCCCAAAGAGATGTGTCATACACAGAAGTCTCTGTTGGAACAAACGCACCACCAAGGTTTGTAAAGCCAGCATTACCGACAGCAAAACTGAATTTTCGGTTCTGGCGGTTTGCAATCAAAAGATAGTTTGCAGAACCAAAACTTCCATCATACCATGTGTAGTCAGCAGGGTCTGTGCTTCCGTTTGCTGTTGAGTTATTGAACAAGCCATAGTAGGTCTTGTTGCGAGGATTCAGACTGAATCCAGACGTACCAGTTGCGTTATCAGCATAGGCCACAGCAAGCCAACGCTCCGTGTATTGGAACGTGGTTGGTCGCCACTTAAACACAGTCGATGCAGGAGAGTATTCGCTGTTCGCAATCGGGTTCACCAAGCGAGAGAACAGATACCAATCACCGGCAGGAATCGACAAATTCACAGTTGGAAGCGTCTGTCCAGCAGAGTATGGAACACCGTTACTCGGAAGCGCAGTCGTGCCTCCAAGCAAAAGCTGTGTCGATGTAGGAGAAGCAAAAGCAGAGTACCAAATCTCAGAGTACGTTGCAAAGCTGCTGCCAGTCATGTACGGTTGCACATTGAAGCTCGGAACTGCGGCAGATGGGTAGCTTGATGCAACAGTAGGCGCAGGAACTGGACCGAAGTAAGATGGGTCTGGCAGGTCTGTATTTGGAGCCGGGACATATTTTGTGATGTCCTTGTCGTCATACACCTGTGCGTTGTACTCATTCAACTCAAACGAAGCGCCAAGGTTGCCATCAGGCAAAGACACCTCAGACACACGCATCACACGAAATGGCTTATTTGACCATCCATAGTTCGAGTTCGTTACTGTAACGACATCTCCAGCATCAACCTGAATTCCAACGTAGGCAGTGCTGAAGCTGACGATCAAGTCTTCACGAGCCTGCTCAAGAATACGAGTCGCAAGGTACTGAGCCTGAACAGAATCGTTCGTCATCGAGAACTGAACGGATTGCTTGTTGATCGGCTCGTTCGGATACAGCAACTCAGCAGGAGTCTCGTAGTAAACGAAGTCAGATTGGTCACGGTTCTCAGAACTTGGGAACTCGGCTTCGATCTGATTCACGCTGCTCGTGATGTCGTAAGCACTTACGCGAATCTCGCCAATGATGTTGTCATCATCAAAAGCATACGATGCAGTGTTTGCTTTGTTGATGACAATACTCCACTGACCAAGTGCTGCGTTGTACTGATTCCACGAATCACAGACGATCATGATAGAGTTGATGTTATTCAGGCATGACTGCCCTGTATCCATTACACCATTGATACGATAACGTGGCTGGTATTGAACTCCAGAACCCGGTTGGGTGTAAGGAATCAAGCCATCAGAATATGTATTCAATGCGGTGGCAGACGAAGCGTTAACGATGTCTGTCGGCATCGCTCCACCATACTTCTGGTTCGTGATGTAGTCGTACCAAACATCACCCGGCTTTGCACAACCTTGTCCATTCAAATAATGGCTGACGTGATACGTCAGAGTCTGCATGTTCGTAGTCTCTGCTTCACGGTTGTAATTCATCTTGACGATGGCAAACGCAAGGCCATTCATCTGACGGTTCGTAGATGCCCAACGAAGCTCAGAAGGAATGTCAGAACCACCCATGAACGTGGAAGGCAATGAAGCCCCGTTTGCAGAGGAAATTACGCCAGATTCAGTGGATGTGTACAGAGCAATGTACAAGTTGCCACTGACCTTCGTATCGACGTTTCCTGCTCCGTCTGTCAGGCTAACAACCTTTGTTTTGTTAGAGCCATCGAAAGTGATTTTCCGATCACCCCAGTACATGTCAGTCAGATCAAACGAAAACTGGCCGTTAGGACTGATGTGCGAAATTGCCAAGACGTAGTACATCGTCTTTGCGTCTGTGCTGAGAGCAGCATCAACAAAACACCCGCCCATGTAGGCATCGCCATAAGCAACAGGAATGCTGTTTGTCGATGAAGGAGGAACCTGCTGACGAACACCGTTATCAACAGCTTGGTCAGCACTATTGTCGGGCGCAAATGCCCGAGCCATAATGTTTGAAACAGCGAAGTTGATCGCAAATGCTGTTGCGTATAAAGCAACGCCCTCAAGAGCGAGAGCCGTTGCAATCATCATCCCGACCATTTTTATTCCTTCACGAAACTAGCGCCGACAGCTTTGTATCCGCGCTTTGGATAATTTATCAGTGGTCCTTTTGCAGACACTGAGGTGTAGGCGCAATGAATCGTTCCTTCCTTCAGCATCTTGCTTGCAATCTTGTCGTATTCGAGCCAGAGTTTTCCACCAACTGTCGTGTTCCTGTGTTCAGGTTCTACCCACCACAGAAGCTCGTGAAGTTCTACAACTCCCGGACACCAGATATTGTTCTGTTTGAGCGCAATCAATGCGCCTGTCATGTGCTTGTCGATCAGAATAAATCCACGGCCTTGAATGATCGAGAACAAAAGCTCTTCGACATACTTTGGCATGTGAAAGTGTGTTCTTCCAAGAGTCTCGATTGGATACTCTTTTGAGTACGCTTCGACGATCTCCAGAAGTCTTGGAATGTCGTATCTTGTAGCAATGCGAATCATAGTCCGAATCGTTTTTGTGATGGTGCTGCTGTAGTTGCTTGGCTACCAGTTGTAGGTTCGCCACCAAAGTCAAAGTATGAGCCTGCAATCGCAGGAACCCTGTTCATGCTATTGTCGCCGGGATAGAACGCTTGCCAAATCTTTGGAGTAGTTCTGACACCGCCAACACGGTTTTCAAGGATGGTCCTGAAAGACGCACAGGAAATGCCAACAGTCGCCACACGGCTTCGTGCCTGCTCATTCCAGTCTTCAGTGATGGAGTAGTTTGAAACGATGCCCTGATAGCGCAGGAAAAACTGCTGCGTAGGCGTTTCGATGATTTGATTGTCAGCATCGAGAAAGCCGCGCCAAACCTCGATACGCGAACCCTTGATGTCAGAACTCAGAATGATGGCTACGTTTGTTCCGTCAACGCCAGTCAAAGAGATGTTCAAGTCAGAACTGTTGGCCTTGATGTCTCGCTTGATTTCGGAAAGCTGAAGCAGGCTACCGAGGTTCGTGAACGTGATTCCATTCACAGAGATGGGAGCAGCAGCGTTGCAGAACGTATAGACGTTCGACGGCATTGTCAGCCTGATGAATTCGGCATGTCGAATAGACGGGCTATTCAACGCCGTCATTGTTGTACTCATCCTGTAATATCCTCTCTAAAGACGAACGCATCATCCCAGTTGACAAAAGCTCCACCGGGCGCAGGTGTAAGTGTATATGTTGGGCACTTTTCTGCCAAGACTGTGAATTCACATGCCGTACCAACTCCGGACAAAGTACCAGTCGAAGGAGTTCCAATTACAGGTCTATGAAGCGTGACAGTTACAGTAGTGTCAACCCCGCGTTGAACATCTTGAGTGACTTTGTATGTGTAGTTTCCAAGCTGGAGAAAATCGCCAGCCTTAAATACATATCGAGTCGATGGAACGCTTGGCAAGTTTCCGACAGCGATTTCCTGAGAGTTTGCTGTTGGGGTTGCTGCAAGAGTTAGAGCATTTGCCTGAGCATCAGTCAGATCACCTTGATACTCAGTGAACCAAGAAAGGTTTGCGCTGCTGAACGTAATCGTTTCAGGTAACTGACGGTCCAGATTGTCAATCGTCTGGATGATGTCGCGTGATGTTGCGTATGGCAGGTAGTTGTGCGGCACAACAGTGAATACCCACGGCACGGAAGTCAGGTACTGAGCCACACGAACCTGACCAGAACGGCTGACCTGCTGGCCTACCGTTCTGCGGTTATTCACAGTCATCGACTGCTGATTCTCAAAGATCGTTTGGAAAGACATCAAGTTCTCCCGAAATTCGTGGACATGTTCTTAGTAGCATACTGGTTTGCAGACCAGATGGCTTGGTTGCTCTCCAGCAGGCGCTGCTCAAACGACTTGGCATCAATTGCGTTGATGTAGTTGTTCGTGACGTTAGTAACTGCTGCGGATTGACCCATCTTGTTGTTAGGGATGATTGTCCCAGAACCAGAAGGCGTAAACAGTTCTGGACCCTGTTCTCCAACAAGATAAGTGCTACCACCTGCAACTGGGCCTCCAGCAGCACGTCTGCCACGGATTGCAGCACTGCTAGAACTCAGCGCAGAACCGCCAGAAACAACAGGGCTGAAAGATGGACCAAAAAATGATTGGAACAATCCGCTGACAAGCTGCATTGCCTGCAACTTCATGTTCATGATGAGCATGTCTTGAATGATGCTCTTTGTCAGGTCTTTGATGCTCAGTTTCCCAGTGCGGACAAAGTTCTCGATGGCAGAAGACATGTTCGACCACACAGCGTCATACATACCCTGAACACGCTGAAGAGATTCAGCAAGCTCGATGTTTGCAATCTTGGCTTGCAGTGTCTGCTCATAGACCTGCTTGGCTTTCTCTTGGTCTTCAGGAGACATGCCAGCAAATTCTTGACTACGCATCAATAGAGAAAGCTCTTTCTGATAGTCTTTTTTTGCTTTAAGAATATCAAGCTCTTTCTGGCTTGCGCCAATCAAAGAGAACTTTGCATCAAGCTCTTCCTTTGCAAAACGCTGCTCTTCACGCTTCGTTTCTGCATTTGCAAAAATTTTGTCACGTTCTGCTTTCAGGCGATCAATAACAGTTTCCTCCTGAATCATTGCCTGCTTACGAACCTCAAAATCTTTGCGTTGCTCCTTCAGTCTGAATTCAGCACGTTTCTTCTCTGCTTCTGCTCGTGCTATTTTTTCTTCTTCGGCACGAATCTGTTCATTTCTGACAGTGAACTGATTGAATGTTTCAGCATTCTTCTGTGCTTCTTTTCTCTTTGCCTCTGCAATCTTCTGTTCAAGCTCAATCTCAATCTGCATCTCTTCAGATGCAGAAGCCATGCGCTCTTTGAACTTTGCTTCGGTCTTGAGTTTTTCGAGTTCTTCTGCAAGTTTGATTTCGGCCTTCAAGCCTCCAGCTTTAGTCCTGAGATCAATATCTCCTTTTGCATCTTGACCAACAGCTTTTGCAGAAGTTGCCCTTGCTTTGAGCCTTTCAATTTCTTGCAAGTTATCTTTTGCGGCAACAAGAGATTCAATAATCTTTTTGTTTCCAGACTCAGGTCCAGCAAAGATACCGCCAGTCTTCATGCGGTTTTGAATTGTCTCAATCTGCTTATCTAAAGCAGCCAAATTCTCTTTGATTGTTGGTTCTCTCAAAGACTCTTTCGTCTTTTCAAACCAATCAGAGAAGGCTTTAGTCAATCCATTCCAAGCGCCCTCAAGAGCACCAACTTCTCTTGCCTGAAGTTGAAGTTGGGTAGTCAGTGCAATAGAGATTACACGAGCAGCCTCTTGCTTTTTTCCAGCAAGCTCAAGAGCTTCAATTTGCTTGTACTGCTCAACTGTCAAGAAATTCATCTTGTCATTGAGAGATTTAGCTTCAGATGCTGAACCAGACAAACCTGACTGCAATTGTTTTGCAGCTTCTGCACCAGAAATTCCAGCAACACGAGCAAAAGTTAGTACAGCTTGCTGAACAGCACCAAGAGATTGCTCTGTAAACTTTCCAGACGCAACAAGCTCCATCAAAGCATCTTTTGCGTTTGAAATAGAAGACCCTGTTGCTTTTGCAATTTCACGAGACATCTTCTCAAACTGAGTAATCGTGATGCCTGCAAAATTTCCAGTCAAAGCAAGAGTGTCATTGAACTTATCTGTTTCTTTGTCTGCGTCATAAGCCGCATAAGCAATAGCGCCAAAATATGCTGCAACAGCACCAAGACCAATCTTCAATGGAGAGAAAACAGATATGACAGCACGGAAAGCAGCGCCAACACCACCCATCGAGTCCTTCAACTGACCACCCTGCTGGATGAAGGCGATCATTGCATTCTGACCGGAAGCAACCTGCGTGAAGAAGTCAGTCAATTGGTATCCGACCTGCATCTTCTGTTGCTCGGTCATCACGCCAACAGTCTTTTTCATTGCAGCAGCCTGAGCGTCATAAGCCCTTGCTTGCTCAAGCAGCTTTTCCTTCACATTCTGCGAAGCGAACTGGAAGCGGCCACGCTCAATCTCACGCTGGATTTGCTCGACCTTCGTGAGTGTTTTGCCATAGTCTTCAGTCGCATTCTTCAGGACTTCAAATTCACGAGCAGCAGCCTTCGTGTCTTTTTCGACCTGAGTACGGAATGTGTGGAATTGCTTTTTGGCATCTTCAATACCTTGGACAAGCTCACCGCTGTCAATGCCAAGGACAATACCAAGTCGAGATAGATATTGAGAAGCCATTACTTCTTCCTTCTGGCTTGTTTAGCCGCAATTAGATTGATGTGCGTTTGCAGTTCATCCTTGAACGCTGCGACTACATTGTCTTTGTGTCGAGCAAGCGCAGGGCGAAGAAACGGCTGTGCGTGGAGCTTCTTTGTGCCCAATTCCTGAGCAAGAGAGACTGCCGACTTTTTGACAGATACAACAGCAATGGCCGCATCCGTCTGATTGACCATCATGGATTTGCGGTCAGTTTGGTTTGGGATTCTTGCTTCCAGCTTTACTGTATCCCGCATGTGGATCGGATTACGGGCATCACGGGGCTTTTCTGCATCGTATGGTGCAGTGGACTGGACTTCGTAGAAAACCGGCTCCATCGCCGTTTTTGCGGCCTTGACAAGGGTTTGACGGGCAACCTGATCTGCACGGCCAAAAGCCATGATTTCGGAGAGCTTGGATTCCAAATCCTCCAAGCCATCAATCCGAAAAATCTCAGTTGCCATGTCAAGCCTTTATATAGCCCTCCGACCCCGGTTTCATGGCAATGAAGGCCAACAGTTGATTATTGACCTGTTCTCGCTTCTGTTCCTCTGTCAGAGGTGGAACAATGTAATCGTGTGTTGACGGCAAAATGTCTTCCATGCGGAATGGCTTTGCTGTCTTTTGTATTTTCGCGTTCAAGTTGCCCGTGGTCAAGGACGACAAGGCCAGAAGCACCGCCTTATTTCCTATCATCCCATCGGACAACATGATTTCGATGGAACGCATGTCGTCCACCGGAATTTCGTCTGGACACCCACCGTGAGCAAAGATGTACGCCCTTGCTTGGCGATGGATGTCCTGTATTAGTTTTTTCGCTCTTCCTTGTATCCGGGCGCAATCACTTCATTGATCTTCGCCAGAATATCAAGCTGAACAGACATCGGCCACTCGGCTTCAATCTCTTCATAGGTGAGGTCGTCAAGAGTCCCATCCACAGGAACGAGCATCTTGATGAACTCCACCACACGGTTCTCCATCTTGAGAACCATGCGGACCATATCTCGTGTCGAGCGACCATCAACGATCACATCGCCATCAACGATGTCAACGCCTTCAACATCTGCATCTTTGAAGCCAGCAACCATCTTGTCAAAGCGGCGCTGCTCTTCTTCTGCGTCGATGTTGTTGATACGCTCTTCAATCGCTTCCATTTCCTTGGTCAAAGGGATACGGACGCGAAAGATTTGACCTCCCAACTCAAAAGTCTTGAGTCGAAGGCCATCTGAATTTTTAAAAGTGCTACCAAGTCGTGTCATATCATTTCCTGTTTTTGATGATCTTGTCGTAGATTTGTTGGTTCAACTCAATAGCGTACTCGACGGCCTCCGAAGGGGTCATCTTGTCCGCATGTTGAGCAGCAATGTCGTGGGCCAGAGCAATGGACGTAATGCGTTGCTGCGTAAACCCAAACCAGTCCTTGCTAGAACCGGCTTGGGCTACGAGGAAACTCAGAAGGTCATTGCTGTCTTTTATTGTCGTCATATTGTTCTATCAGGAGTTGGACCAACCGTAAGCGTTGCCACCAATCGGGTGGATGGTGAAGTTGAATTTGCCTTCAGCAGAAGGAGACATGTCCCAAGACATACCACCAACCATGCCGTTGAAAGCATAAGCAACGGTGTCAGTGCCATCATACACTGCAACAACGTAGGTACGGACGATAGTGCCGTTGTAGCCGTCATCACGGATCAGCAACTGAGCAGTATCAGCAGGGTTCCAAGCAGCAGTAACGCTCAAAGAGGTCACTTGGTTCTGCGTGGTGATCTTTGCACCGGTACGAGCGCCAGCCACAGAGTAAGCAGCGAAAGCGTCATCAGCACCGAAAGCGGGGATGGCTTCAACAGGAACCTGAACGCCAGCAGTGCCCAGACCGCCAGCAGAAGTGCCGATCAGGGTTTCAATGTTGGACCACGTTGCCAGTTGAGCATCGGTGAAAGGGGTAGGAGTCGCGTCATCTTGACACCAGAGGGTTGCGGTATAACCCGGCAAGACTTTGTTAATGAGAGCCATTTTGAGTTTCCTTCAAAAGTGAGTTGAACAAATTGTCTTATGCTGGTATGTAGATGGTGCAATCCAAATAGATTTGCGCCATATTCTCTTCGTTATTGTAGCTGTTGTAAAGCCACAACACATCTGCTTTTGCAATGAAGAATCCGTCCGCTTCGCTACCGAATTGACCGGAATATCCATGCAAACTTTGCAGAATCTGGTTTGAAATCGTGAACCCATCTTCGATCTGCTGAGTGAAGATCGAAATCTGGAATGTCGGGGTATCAATACCCTTGTTGCTCTGAGTCTGACCTGTATATACAGGCTGGTGGACATCACGCAGCATCCAAGTGATGAACTTCGGCTGGTTTGCAAAGTTTCGGTTGAAAGCTGCGTAAACAGGCACAGGATCGACAATTTGACTCAGTTGATACTGAATCGCCTTGCCATAATCAACGACATTGAGTTGCTGTGCCATTTAGACCGCCGTAACAGGATCAGAACGGTAGCACAAGAATGTGACACGCATTCTGTCGTTGGACTCACGAGCATCGGTGATGCGCCAGTTGTTCCCACGCCAAGTGATCGAATACGACTGCTGGTTATCAACAATCGTCTTCATGTTCGGCGTGTAGTTCAGGGTCAGGTTGACCAAATCCTGATACAGACGGTACTTGTCTGCAATCTTGACGTTGTTTGAAACATCGGCAACACGGGCGCGAGTCTTGAACCACTCGGTCTGAGTGGTGGACTGCTCACCAAAATCCGACTTGGAGAAAGTCAGATTGTTGATCGAGATGTTCTCAAAACGTGCAATGGTCATTTACATCACCTCAGACAATTCATAAGAATCCCATTTGCTTTTG